GCTGTGGCCTCTTCGGCTGCGGCCTGCAAGAATATAGCCTGCGGGTCTTGCTGCTGACCCTGCATCTGTTGCTCTTCCATGAGCATTTGAGCCTCTTGCTCTGTCGGCTTGACAACGCCCAGGCGCAGCAGCTGCTTGCGGAAAAAGTCACGAACCTCGCCAATGCCTTCGCCTTCCATGTTCATCATTGCCATTGCTTGCAGCACTTGCTTGGTCTGTGGGTCATCTGTGATGGCCATCATGCCTGTTAAGGCTCGGACGGTTGCCGCACGCTTGCTCGAACTGGACGGGCCGACATCGACATTGACATCAAACTTGGCTCGGCTCAGGTCGTTTTCGAGGATCACTTCGCCAGTATCGGACACCATTGGCTTCATCAGCTCAACAGTATTGACCTCCTCTGTGCGACCGATGATCTTCATCTTGCGGCCTTCCTCAACGTAGATGTCTTTTGCCATGCTCAACCAGATTTCGCCAGCACGCTTCATGCCCTTGGCAAAGTTGCTCATGTAAATAAACGTCTGCATATCAAGGCGGGTCTGGATCATCTCCACAGCCTTGCCTGAGATATTGCTCACCATCTTGTCACCTTGAGCAGAGCCGCCCAAGATTTCTTTCATGTCCGTTTCTGTGATCTGGAGCAATGCGGCCATTGCTGGTGGGATTTGTGCGCTTTTGGTGTATGCCAATGGTCCTGCAACCTGAGTGCTGCCATCAGCGGCTGTGATCGGATTGACCAACAGATAAGGATAATTCTTCAGGTTATCGTCAGCCCACATGATCTGGTGGCCAGCAACTTGCTCAGGAGTCAGGATCGGTTTCTCAACGCTTGACAATGCGCTGATCTCACCCAACTTGGATAGCTGCATATTCTTCAGACGCTGGGCATCTTTGGCCAGCCGCACATGACCCATGCAACGCTCGATGTTATCCACGAACCATCGCTTGCCGTAGACAGGCACAACCGGAATACAGTTGCCAGCGATATATCCTGCATCTTCCAAGACCTTGCCGCCAGACATAATGTACTTACGCACACGCTTGCGCTTGATCTTGCGCTGGCGAACCTCTTGGCTGCCGATAGCGATCAGGGTTTCCTCTAATGTCTCATCTGCCTTGAAATCTTCCTGCCGATACTTCTCTTCTGTCCCGTCAATTGAGCGAAAGATGCGGATCGTCTCAGCGACTTCCTCGACCTTAAAGTATTCAGCGACAAACACAACATCTGGCGTTGCCCAATCAAACTCGTATTGATGGATGATCTTTGGCCAGTCTGTCGGATCATCGTTGTAGGTTTCTTTGTAGCTTTCACGGGTCATGCTGTTGACCACAAAGCAAAAGAGAGCGTCCGACTTGTCTTGGCGTTTTGAGTTCAGGTCAAAGAATACCGAGCTGTCGGCATCAAATATCGGCTCAAACCTAATTCGCTGGCGATCATTGTCCTCGTCCTCTTCATCCTCGTATGCAGTTCTGAGTCTGAATGCGCCAATACCCCCACCGACAGCCTCTTCAAATGCGTTGTCGTATGCTTCGTTGGCAACCGAGTCCTGCTCGTCTGCCCGATAGAGACCATCACAAGTGTCAGCGAGTGCATCACTTCCACCCTCTTTGGCAACATAATCAACTGTGATCCGATTGTTTCGGTATTCGTTGACGATGCGGATGACCGACAGCATGATCTTGTTGACCTCAAACCGAGGCTTGTTCTCATACTGATCGTAGAGTGGACCTTCCCATTGTGCGCCGCAAATAGAGTAAAAACGTCTGTCCTGTAAGCATTGGAGACGCTCGTCTCTCAACGCTGTTTGGATGTCGTTGTACTGGCGCAGAGCTTCAGAGTGCAAGTTTGCCAAGCGTTGGTCGTTGGGAATGCGAGCCATGTTTATCCTCTTTGTGCGTATTAAATCACCATTTGTTGGCAACTGGCAATGGTGTAAAGCTCTGAACCTTAGAAATATTTGTCCTTCTGACACCTTCGCAAGCATAACGCAATGCGTCAATCACATGGTTCTTTTTGTCTTGCAGCAGAGGCAGCACCCGTCCGGTCAGAGGATCGGTGCGGTAACTGTACAGGCTCAACTCATCAATGGTGTGTCTGCATCTGGGATGCACCACGATGTCGTAATTCTTTAGAAACTCGATGCCTTCCTCGACAGACTTCGCCCCCTTGACTGCGCCCATGATCTTGGGAAACCCGTTCTTTCTCATGTGGCTGATGGTCTCTGGCCTTGCTGAGTCTGCCACAATTGGCCACTTTTCTGCCTCTGGGATGGTCATAAACAGGTCTGGCGTGTTGACAATCTCGCAGCCAACCATGTACGCCTCGTAATCAATGTAGAGCGTGCGCCCAATAATGTGGCAGCGCACCAACACAGTCGGGTCTACAGCAAACCCCCAATCTGCTCCCAGACGATGAATCGCCTCCGGTGGTGCTTCAAAATCGTCAATCTTCCAGTTGCGAAACACACGGGCGTTGCTGTTGGTCAGGTATTGACCCTGCCAGACGTGCTGATATTTGTCTGGGTCTCGTCTTAGGTCGTACTCCATCTCATCTCGGAGTACATCTGGAAACCAAGGGTTATCACTAAAGTTCACCTTGAGAACCTCGGCATCCTTTGGTGGCTCTGGCCCACGCAGCAGGAAGTCAACAGGATCGGATTGCTGGCGAGGATTCCATGAGAACCACAGCTCCGAGCCAGGCTTCCTGATTGTCGGGCGCAACAGATCAAGACTCGTCTGGCTCAAGCTCTGGGCTTCCTCCACCCACGCACAGTCATATCCCTCAAGCGACTTAATCGAGTCGCTGGTGTGATTCTGCATCCCTTGGAAGATAATCGCCCCATCGCCCTTCTTGGACTTGATGACTGACTCTTGAACCTCAAAGTATGCTCCAGCGTTCATGGCTTGAATCTTGGTTTCCAAGAGACGTTTGACCGATTGCTGGAGCGACTTCTGGATTTCACGCACGCAGACGCTGCGCCTAGACTGATCCATGATGTGCGCCTCGATCATCATCTCGGCGAAAAAGTGAGACTTGCCTGACCCTCGCCCTCCCCATGCTGCCTTATATCTGGATGGTTCAAGCAGCGGCACAGCCCACTCTGGGGTTTGCAGCTGGAGGGTCTTACCCATTCTTGACAATCACACGCTCAATCTTGTTGAACTCAATCGGGCCACCATCTGCGCCAGTAAGCTCATGCTTGGTCGATTCTCTGTACTTCTTTGGGAATCTAGCAGCCATTGATCTTGACCAGATTGAGGCGTTGAGTTTGGCTGCGCCTTGCTCTTCGATCATGTGAGTTTGAGCAATTGTTTCCCACCAATATTGCTCAAATTCTTTAGCCTGCTCCAAGGCGTGCGAAAATTCTGGGTGAACATCACGCCATTCGTACATTGTGCGAGTGCCAACATCTAGCTCACAGGCAATTTGCTCAATTGACTTACCGAGTTTTCCAAGCTGAATCACCCTCTGACAAAAGTCGGGATTGTATTTGCTTGGTCTGCCTACGCTAAGTTTTGCTTGCGGCTTGATTTCCGACTTTGATTCTTTCTTTGCTGCCATGTAACCCCCGCGAAAGGTTGTGTCTGCGGAAAAAAATGGGGGCAATGCGCCCCCAGAGTACCCATAACCAAGGAGTCTTCATTGTCCTATGTCTGGTACAGGGATGTCAACTGGCCATTTATTTGATTCTGTCAGCTCCTTAACCGTTCTAACGTGTGCAAGCGTCCAGGCTTCCTTTCTCTGATCTCTTGACCACTTGCTGCCTTGGTCAATTTTGTAATGGCATTCTAAGCATAATGCAGCAATAAGGTTGTCATCCGCTTTAATTCCTCTGCCCTTGCCTCCGCCCCAGTTGGTGTGTGCGGCTTGGATGTTCTGGCCTGACCCGCAGAGTTGGCATTCAAGTTCTGCCACCAGCCACAAGAGCCTTTTGCTCCTGATGTATTTATGTTTGAAGATCATTCGTGTGACCTATTGACCAATCTGTTGGTGGCCTGTTGTGTTCTCCAAATCTCCACATTGAGCCTTGCTGCCTCAATCTCCCACTTTAGAGTCTCTTCCTTTTCTACAGCTGCCGCAAGCCCTTTGAGCAAAGTGTGATATTCGGGATCTGCCAGAGCTTCTCGCTCCTGAGCGTTGGCGGCCTCGACACCCATTGCATAACATTCTTTCATCAGCAATGCCTTTTTGCTTCGTCTGAACTCTTCCAAATATACCCTTTGGGCCTTAGCCTCGCCAAAGGCGGCGGCTTTGTCTCGGATCAGCTGGGTGCATTGTTCGGGATCAATCATTTGAGAGCATTCCATGCGGCTTCTACATTATCCACAATAAAGACTGAGCCACCTGACCAAGCGTCAATCCACTTGACTTGATCTGGAGTCAGCTGTCTATGTGATGGCGATTTCTTCCCGTCTTTGACTTCCATCAGGATTGTTTTCCCTTGGTATCCAACGAGCAGATCAGGCACGCCATGACCGACAGCTGCCAGGCTTTGGACTGTTGCGCCCACGGCCCTGAGAGCTTTGACGATTTCCTCATGGTTGCCGTCAGTTCGAGCTGCTCTTCGCATTTTTTGCCTTGTTGGTTATAAAGTCATTGACCTTTTTCTTGAGTTCCTCAATGCTGCCCACATCGTTTATAAAGTCCAGAATGCAAGCGTAAGCCTGCAATTCAAAGACCTCAGCGGCAGACAGTTTCGTTGTTTTTTTGTTTGTAATCTCTGCCACTTGTTTTAAATAATCGTGAGCCATTTCAGTCCTTTAGACGCTTTCTTTGAATAACTTTGCAATCTTGCTCCAAGCCTCGTCCCACTCTGCCACATCATCAGCTGCGCCAAGTGCTTTGGCTGCGACCACCAGACGCTTATTCAGGTTGGTTAGTCTCTCAATCTCTTGCTCAACTGTCAGCCCATTCGGGCGATATGCCATGTCGGATGTGTCCCAAGGCTCAATATCCCTTGATGTTTCTGCTAGACCTTCGAGTGCGGATTCTAGGTTTAATTTTTGCTGATTCATTTCTCATTCCTTTCACGGATCGCTGCCGCATGAGGATCGCCCAACACAAACTCCTCACAGATTTTGGCGCAAGCCTCTCTCTCATCCCTCTGGCCTGCCTCGTACCCTTGTTGGTAAAACTTCGCTTTCTGGCGAGACAGCACAGTTTCTGTCAGCATCTGGGCAAAGTGGATCAGCTTGGGGTCTAGCCCATAGCGTCCTGATGCTGGTGCGTGAACCTCATCTTCATCGACATCATAGCCAGCCAGATCAGCCAATCGGATTAAATCGTCTCGTGTCATTTTCTCACTCCTGTCATTGCTGCGTCGATTTGATCGTGCATCTGCTGCTCAGTCACCATAAACAGTTGGCAAGTGTATTTGTTAAGCCACCTATACCTGAGAGCGTCTTTGTGCATTTCTTTAATTTCTCGGATCAGGTCCGAGGCTTTCTCGCCTTCTGCCATAGTCCCGTTATCAATCAGATTCAAGACTTTGCTGATGCTGTCCACTTTCTTTTGCATCTGCTTGGCCTCCAACGCTATCCATGCCTCTTCTTCGTATTCGTTCATGGTTGATCCTTGTCTCGACAGATTTTTCCGCTTGGATAATACAAAGTGTTTGCCATACGACTTGGTGCTGCCAGTACGTCCATGCTGCCTGAGCGCAATACCGTCTTTGGTGGCTTGTATGGCGGCCTGTCAAACTTGCTGATGGTGTCTTTTTTCTTTTTCATGGTGGACCTTTCTTTGTGGTGTTAAGTTAACTTACCATATCCAACGCAGTTTTGTAGCAATTTATTTGATACAGGCTTAACTTCTCACCTCTTTCGTGCCGCATCTTGAGCTTTTTTGCCCATCTTTTGTGGTCAACATTGCCATTCTCATCCTTTGGTGTTTTTAGAGCCGTGGCAGCGATTTCAGCCAATACCCTATCAACCACCTCAACCGGAGCTTTCGGAGCTTCCAATGCAGTTCTGGACGGTCTGGGAGCTTGTTTGCACAGAGACTTAAACTCAATCAAGTTTGGACAACGGTCTGGCAAGTTATTCAATGCCCAGCCGATAGCGTGCAAGTTGTCTTCAAAAATACCGAGTTCGTGCGCCCAATGAGATTTCACATCGGTGCTGCTAAGTGTTCCCCACTTGTTTGTAAACTCTGTCCCGTAAGAAATTGCGAGTCGGGCAAACAAACGATCAATCGCTGCGGTTTGAAGTGCCATTTTTAATCTCCTTTGGTTTGGTAAAAAACTCCATGTCTATGACGGATGCTTCATTCGGGTCTTTAGCTGCAACGCCTGGTGCAAACTCTGCCATGCGTAATCGTGCGGCTTTTTGCCAAGGTGCTTCGTGAATCTTGTCTTGTTTGTCAGCTCGTTGCTTGCGTATCCAGTTGCGCCAAGTTGCAAACCAATCAGCTTTTGCATTGGCCTCTGAAATCCAATAATCTTTGAATCCGGCTGCTACTTGGTTGACGTTTAGCTCAGGTCTTTCTTGCTTTGCCCAGATTGCCCACTCGTCTGGTAACTCCCAATCATTTTTGAGAATGCTTGCCTTGGGTTTGGCAACCTTGGTTGCACTCTCTTTTATTGTGTCTTGTGTTATGGGTCTTGTGTTATGTGTAGCATTGCGTTCGCTATGCGTTGGCAATGCGTTCGCATCATCAGGTAAGTCTTTGATATTGTTAGACCATCTGGCATTTGCACTAGCTTTTGCCTTCTCACTTTTTAAATTGACTTGATTTATTTCTTGAATGACTCTCTCAGATGTGAATCCATTATCTTCCTTAAAAAACTCTCTCAATACGTTCGCAATGGCATCGCAATGCGAACGCATACGAATCAATCGAGCGATTTGGTCAATATCATTTGGTAATGGTTTTTCGTGAAGATAGCACCAGTCGAGCAATCGTCTGTATGCCAAATCTTCAATATCTGTCAAATGACTTGTGTGACTAGAGTAGTCACCGATATTGAATTGATAATAGTGCATAACGAACCTTAAAAAAAAAGGTTTCACCTGTACACGCAATTCCTTTTTTAAGGGAATCTGGCAGGACGGGCCAACACCCGCTGCGTATACATGTGAAACCTTGTTGGAAATATGCCCCTGCCAAGGGATATATAAATCTTAAAGCTGTTTAGATAAAAAGTAAAGTGGGTCTCGATAAAGCACGATTTACCATACGAAAATTAAACATTCAACCCAGAGTGCAAGTGCCTGCCAAGGTACTCCGGTCTGCAAGGTTGCTTGCTAAAAGTCAGGCCGCTAACGCCTAACACCCACATAATCATCCTACACTTTGGCAGGCATTATTTGTTTGTTTACCTTACTCTTTTTAAACCATTCTGGCCTCAGTACTTTTAGCTGCCAGAGTCGGGCTTGGGGTATCTCATCGCCCCATTGCGAAACCGCCTGGCGTTGGATGCCGAGCATCTTTGCCAGAGCCATTGATGTACCAGCGAGTGCAATTGCTTGATCTTTTGTCATAGAGTGATGGTAAGCCTTCTTTACCTTTTTTGCAACACTTTTAAAATAAATGTGGACTTTGCTGTAAAGTGCGCTTAACATTCAATTGTAGTATTTGACAACGCCCTCACGGGTCTATTTAAAGGAAAGCAAAATGATGAATTGCAACTGGATGGTCACTTTGGCAAATGCCCAACGCAAGGCTTTGGTTGGCTTTGGTTATACAGCTCAACAAATCAACGCAATGAGCCTTAATCAAACAACTGACGAATTAAAAACTCTCGGTTACAACTTCAAAGCAAATTCTCCATTTAAAAATAAATAATTGACAGCCCATGTAAAGTGGGCTTACTATTTACTTAATCCCTCACGGGTCTCTTAAAGGAAAACAAAATGGATCGCCTTCTCTCTGCATACCTCGCAAATCCTTGCGACAAAACCAAAACCAAGCTCCTCAATTATCTCGCCAGACACCCAATGGCTGCGTGCTTTGCCACGCCTGAGCAGCATCGCCTCATTCGCTCAATCTCTGGAGACGCAAAATGAACGACAACAAACTTCCCCACAACTGGCACGACACAACACTCTACAGCAAGCAAGAGGACAAGATTCCGATGGGTGCTTGGTTCGGTGCAGCAATTGCTGTCGGTGCTTTGTTTCTTGCTTGCTACCTCTAAGGATCATCATGGATCACATCTACACACCATCGAACGCCACCGACATTGAGAAAGGTTGGCGTGAGAAGCTCGACTATGTTCGTGCTTCCGAGCAGCCAGACATCAAGGCCAAGCATCAGATGTACAAGCAATTTGGACGGGACACCTCAAAGGATGGCAATGAACAACATTGAAAAATCTTGCCAAATCATGCAAGCCTTCACAGATGGCAGTTACCCAATTGGTGATGATGCTTTCTGGGAAAAACACATGACAGATAAAGAATTTGTGATGTCGCTACTCAAAACAATTTCTCAGGCTTACTACTCACAAGATCGAGATATTTGCAAATTACTCGACACAATCGAAACCCACATTGAAAAGGCAATTAAATGAAAAACCTCGCCACAGCACTCGTTAAAGCACAAAAGTCCTTCGGGCCTGCTCTGAAGTCCTCCACCAACCCGCATTTCAAGTCCCGCTATGCTGACCTGTCTGCTTGCGTTGAGGCTGTCATGGGCGCATTAAACGACAACGGGATTGCTCTTGTGCAAAAATCTTACGATTGTGCCAATGGTGTAATGGTGGAAACCATGTTCGTGCATGAATCTGGCGAAATGATGGAATGCGGAATCTTGCACTTTCCTGCAAGCAAAGCCGATCCCCAAGGCCACATGAGTGCGCTGACCTATGCTCGCAGAGGATCGCTCA